GGTGTATTCATATTTAAACTGCTTCAAAGAGAGATATATCATTATAGATTAAATTAAACAGACTAGATATATCATGAGCTTTTAATAGTATATTATACCAATCTTTCATTGTATGTTCCCTGCTCCAATATCTTTGTTTTTTATCTCCAAAGTAAAACATGATTTTAGAATTAGTGAAATCATGCTTGTGTCTATTTTCATAAGTATAAAGTCCTACAATAACTAAAAACTTATGATTATAAATTTCTTTGTATACTTCAGCAGGCCCTCTATAAATTGATTGTTTAGCTAACTCTAGTCCATTCTTTGAAAAGTCATTTACTAATTTAGTTTTCATTTCGATAAAAAGTATTTCATCATCTTTATGAGGATTATGATTTGCTTTATACATGATAGCATCACATAGTCTTAGAAGAGGAGTATCTTTATCTGATTCTCTAAAAAAGAAAGCTTCTTTTTTCATAATTGGCTTTCCTTTTTTATCTCTTAATATCTGTCCATTTTCATCAAGCTCTTCATAAAATATACCGAGATCAGTTGATTTTAATACTGCTAACATTTGAAATAAAATAGCATCATGCACTCTTTGAGTTTTGATTCTACAGTTATGATTTGCAAAGTTATGAGTTTTCATGATATGTTCCTTTTACATCTCTTTTTTAAGATGTTTTTCTTTTTAAATGAGAGTGTAGTGTGTTAAGAAAAAAAGCTTGCTCTCTCACTGCAAGCTTTTTTTCTTTCTACTGATGGGTATTATCTAAATCTTCATAGATAATTTGAAATGAATCATTCAGCTCTAATTCTGTAAATTCAATTTCTACTTCATCTATGAAAGTTCCAATATTACTATTATAAGTCCAGCTTGGATCATGAACTAGAGTATATTTACTATGATATTTTGATATATCAGCAAAATCATAATTAGGATGATCTTCATCATTTAAATCAGCTAGAATATCTTCGAGCAGCTCTTTAAAATCTTCAGTATTATCTATTTCTCCACTCCAGAAAAGAGAAATAGCTGGATGAACTTCTTTAATGATATAGATTCTATCATCAACTTTATTAAGCAGCTTATCACCCGCTTTATATTTATGTTTAAGTTTAATCGAGTATCTCATTCTCTTCTTCATCCTCATCTTCTTCTTCTCTAGATTGCTTTAGAAATTCAATTACTTCATTTGATCCATTGGATTTATTAACATTTAATTCAAGCTCCCGCTTTAAACTCCAGTCTTGAGGATACCTTCTTTCAAGCATCCAAGCTAAAGCTCTCCAATCATCATTCCCTTGTTCTTCTATCTTAGTAAGAAGTCTAGCTTCTACTTCAAATTTTGTAGCATCTATAGCAGCTTCAAATTCAGGATGTTCTTGTATCCATCTATAGAAAGTGCTCTTGTTTATTCCAACATATCCACAAGCCGCTTGAATAGTAATTCCTTTCGAAAGAATTTCTACTAAAGCATCGACTATACCAGAATTATATTTAGTTCTTTTCTTTTTAATTGTCTTTTCATGTCTTTCAGTCATGATTTAATCCCTCTTCATTTAATATATCTAATTGATGTTGTAATCCTCTTAATTCAAGCTTTAGCTTGCTTATTCTATATTCTAATGATTGCATAATTTGAGAGTCCATTCTATGAGAATAATTTCCGCTTGAATCAGATAATCTTTCTATAGTGCTTTGAACTATAGTTCTTAAGAATTGGCTTCTGCTCATGTTCTGATATTTAGCATATTGATCAATTTTATGAATCTGATCTAAAGATAAACTAATTGAGATTTGACTATACATAGACACCTTAATTCTATTCTGTTAATGTGTAATACATTATGAAAACATTATATCAAAAAGGGTATTGATATGAAAGAAGAAATGAAGTCTCAATTCGGTTTTATAGACTTAATTGATCAGATGGGAAACTCTACAAGTGTAGTTAATGCGGCTAGGGTATCATTTGGAAAAAGACATAAAGGACCTTTAACAGAACAAGATAAAAGACTTATAAAATATTTATGGAATCATAAACATACTTCTCCATTCAGGCATGTTATGTTTTCTTTTCATATTGCAGCTCCTATCTTTATTCTTAGACAATGGATGAAACACCAAGTAGGAAGTACATTTAATGAAATGTCTGGAAGATATGTAGAGTTTAAAAACTCTTTTCATTGTCCAGATAAATTTAGAGAAGCTCCTAAAGAAAGTATAAAACAAGGATCAGGAGATATACTTGATTTAGATACACAAGATAGAGCCTATAAAGCTTTTCAATTCTCGGTTAATATGTCTCATGAGGTATATAAGAATCTGCTCGAGATGGGAGTATGTAAAGAACAAGCTAGAGGAGTTCTTCCATTATCTTTATTTAGTGAATGTATATGGACAGTATCCTTACAAGCTTTAATTCATTTTCTTAATCTTAGACTAGCTAAAGATGCACAAACAGAAATCAGATATTATGCTGAAGCTATTAAAGAGATTTTAGAAAAAGATGAAGATATGAAATTTATCTTAGGAGTTTGCTTAGATGATAAAAAATAGATGGTTTAAACATTGGATGAGTCATAGCTTTTTACTTGCTGATATGTCAGTATGCCCTCGAGGAAAAGTAGGAGCTTTTATTATTGATGCTTCTAATAATCCAATATCAGCAGGTTTTAATGGACCTCCTAGAAAAGCTCCTGGTTTATATTGTGCAGGAGATCATTGTAAAAGAGATCATGATAAAATCGAATCAGGAACAAGTGTAGAAGTTGGATGTCATCATGCAGAAATGAATGCTATAGCTAACAGTGCAAAAAAGGGAATCAGCTTAAAAGAGTGTACTATGATTGTAAGTACTAATCCTTGTTTATCATGTGCTAAGATGATTCATCATGTAGGATTAGCTGCTGTAGTAGTCCCTGCAACTTCTTATTATCCTAAAATTGGACTCGAGTATTTAATTACTAATAATATTGAAGTCATTTCTATATAAACAAAAAAACCTCCTAAAAGGAGGTTTCTTTGCAAACATCACCTAAACTAAACTAAATACTAATTACAGTGAATCGAGTTACTATAACTCTAGAAATCTAAAATTCTAAAAAGTCTAATTGATTAGACTTAAAAAAGCAATAAAAATAGAGAAAGCCCCCTGTCATTCCGCCAAGAATACATACAGGGGGCCCTCAGAAAGATTTATATTATGAATATATAATACTTGATAAATACAGTCAATAAAAAAGCTCAGTTTTTACACTGAGCTCTTCTATAGTTTTTTCTCATTTAGGAGCAAGGAGGAAACTCCCGCTTCTTTTTTAACATTTTAAAATATATAAATCAATTAGTTTATCCAGCTACTAACTTGATTTCCCTTTGGTCTTCTATCTGGTCCTTTGATATGAAGAGGATTCCCAAAGATATTTTGTAGTCTTGATAATGCCATAGAATTCTTATCGAGTAGCTTATTATAGATTAAATCTGGAGTCATATTAGAAGTCATAATAATAGATAATTGACCAGCTTTAAACTTTTCATAGATAATTCCAATTAGCTCTATAGTTGTATATGTAAACCATTCACTATAATTTGATCTTCCTCCTAATCCTCCAAATTCATCAAATACTAATACATCAACATTATCTAGCAGTTTATCTAAGTGACTTTCATTACTTGACCAGGACTTTTTTTCTTTCTGAAATTCATGATAATGATGGATATATTTTACTCTATATCCATTGAGGCATAGATATTTACTCATAATATAGCTAATAGTGCTCTTTCCATTTCCTGCTCCTCCATACATGAAAAGACTTGCTGGAATGTTTCCTGCTGATTTCTTAGAAGTGATAATCTGATTTACTAGTTGCTCCTGTACAGATGAATCAAAGATATAGTTTTCTATAGAGCATTCATAAGCATCATTAGGAAGATGGGCCCTCTGTAATCTTTGTAAACCTTGCTTTAAACTATGACAGTGTTTACAAGGAATTGCTATAGGATAAGAACCTGATCTTCCAGATTCATATCCAGCATGACAATGACAAGGAATATCTCCTGCTACTAAATATCTCTTTTCTCCTCTTAAAATTAAATCCATCTTATGGAGATGATCAGGAGATAATGAAGAGTAATCATAGTAAACAGGTCTTGAATTATCTTCAGGTATACTTGCTTTGATTGATAGAAGAAGTTCTTCTAAATGACTAAAGTTTATTTTCTGCATTCTCTTCTCCATTCTGTATCTTTAAATAAATTAGCTTTTGTGATGGGTAAACCTACATAGTTAAATCTTGCTAAGATCTCTCTTTCTTTTTCTTCTGCTCCTAAGCTGCTTAAATGTACCCATCTAGGGAAAGCTTTATTTCTTTCTAAGAAGCTCCACTTTTCTTCTCTTATGTAGCTTCTAGCATGATCTATATCGACATTATACAACTGCAGATATAACTCTCTATATTCAGCATATGAATTTGCTTGCTGATCAAGATTCTGATTATTGTTTATATTATTGTTTATATTGTTATTATTGATTATATTGTTATGATAGACATTTTGTCTAGGGGTAGTAGACATTTTGTCTAGTGTAGGATAGACATTTTGTCTAGGGGTACTAGACATTTTGTCTATAGGGGTATAGTCATTTTGTCTAGGGGTACTAGACATTTTGTCTATGGGGGTACTAGACATTTTGTCTAGTGTCTTTTTATCTGCAATATCTTTTATATTTACTGTAATTCTTGTTTCATCATCTTTAGTTATGATCTTTATCCATCCTAGATCTTTTAATCTTTGAATGATTCTAGTTAATGTTCTTCTATTAACATCATACTTCTTACTTATATAAGATAAAGTTACTGTTCCTTTCCAGGTACTCCAATCTACATTTTTAAGAATACATAACATTACAAATTTATCAGCAGGCTTAACTTCTCTCGCTTGCATAATTAAAGTTTGTAATTCAAACTCATTCATAGCTTCCTCCTTTGATCGAGCTTTTCTAAAACTTCATATTTATCTTATATACTTTTTTGTTTATTTTGTAAAATAATATTTGACATAGTAAACATATTTCTTTAGAGTCAACTTATCAACTAAACTTTTCATTCAAAGGAGGAAAGAATGAAACAATTAAAAGAAAGCACTATCAGAAGTTATTCAGTAAAGCAGCTTGCTAAGCATGCTGATAGATACCAGGACTATTTAAATACTGATCTTTATAGATTCGATTTTAGCTATGGATGCATTTATGATCGACAAAAGAATCAATCATCAATTATCTATACTCCTTTTATGTCAATGTATGATTCAGAATATAATAAAATGATGATGCAATATGTATTAAATAGCTTGTATTCTTTGGAGTCCAAATAATGAACAGATTACAAATGAAAGTTAGATCAGCTTTAGCTGCTAAAGGATTAAAACAATCAGATTTAGCTAATAAGATGGATATATCTCAACAGTCTTTATCATATACATTAAATAATAATATGAATATGGATAGAGCTTTATTACTAGCTGATTCACTCAACTATCTTACTAATGAAACTTTAACTCTAGATGACTTCAGGAGAGATCAATCATGTTAGAATTATTCTTTTTTACTTCTATTCTTGCTCTTATCATT